ATTTATAATTACAAAATCACTCTGTGCAAAAGTTTGTGAATCTGTTGAATAATCAATTCTTATTTTTGCAGTGTAATCTGCGGTCCCTTTTCCAGGTGTTCTATATATGTTTGGTAAATCTTCTGTTGTTGTATTGTACGCGTAATCAGGAGCCTCATCTTCCGGACTTGCCGGTTCAATTGATATGTTGGTAACTATTAAATTCGGCATAAAAGTATTGATTGCATCTCTAATATCTGACTCTATAGCACTAAATGTTATCCCATCAAATTGTTCAAATAAAAATTCGTAAATCCTTGTTCCAAAAGTTGGTAGATAGTACCTACTGCCCTTCCTTGTTAAAATAAGGTGAATCAGGCTAGCTCTGATTTCATCCTTCTGATATTGGGTTAAATCTAAATAATCTCCTCTTTTGGAATCTCTAAAAGGAAAATTTATACCATATGTCCTACCATCTGCCATATGTTATAAATATATGTTGATTATTTTTTTATTGTAGTATTACCTTTCTGATGTAAAGGTTCATAAGGACAATGTTTACACTTGTTACCGCAACAGAAACCTCTATTTAGATGAAACTCTTCTGTGAATACCAAAAGACCGTTTTCTTTATAATAATAAGAAGGGAGAAGTTTTGACTTCTCCCCATCTTTTTTTTCTTTTTCCATAATTTAAGCAACTGTTACTTCACACGCCCCACCAGCACAAGCAACTTCTCCACTCAAATTTGTATCATCATCTAATTCAACAATTTTTGATAAATCAACATCTTTTAATGTTTCCATTAACTCCTCATACTTTTCTTTCGTGCAATCCTCAAAAGGTGCTTGTTTGTAACTCCCTGAATCATAGGGTAATACAGATAATCCATTGTAGTGCTCCCTTTCGGTCCACATCCATTCACCTACCGCAGGCCATTCGTGTTCTCTAACTGAAATGGTCGCAGATACATTATGTGAATTACTTCCACTTCTGTGTCCTGGTTTAATCCATTCCATATGAACCTTTTTAACCCTTTCTAATAATTGAATAGGTGATTCATTTCTCAAGATTGAACCTTCCGGTGCTTTTTGTGGAATTCCAATTACCGCAGTATCGTGTGGACGGAAATATTCATCTTCAATTAGTTCTGCGTGATTATCTCTCAAATAACCATAGATAGCTTCATTCTTGCCAACTCTAACTCTACGGATGTAGTAGTCATTGTGCCAAGCGTGAATACCTGATGATGTTCCAAGTGTAAGTGAGGTTGTTCCGGCAGGTTTAACTGTTGTTGTTCTTGCCGCTTTGTTGATTCCCAACAATCCCGCAACTCTCTCATTTTCTGCCTTTACGATTTTAGCCCCTACTTTCATATCCAACCCTAATACTGCACCTGAACCAATACCCGTCATTGACACACCAATAAGAGCATCCTTTTCAGTTGTTCTTTGCCATACCGGTCTTAAGTAGTGAAAATTCGTATATCCTGCTTGGAGTGTTCCGATGAATGTTGCGGCTTTAATTCTTGCTTCAAAATCTTCTTGATTAACAACATTTGATACGTTCACTTCACAAAGGTTACAGAATTGGAATGGTCTTAATGCAATCTCACAACAAGGGTTTGTTCCCCAATCTTTATCATTTGTAAAATAAATTCCAGGTTCTCCTGCTCCACTCAATTCAATTCTTTTCCAAAGTTCCATAAAGTAATCTTTAGTAATTTTGTGTCTTACAAGTGCAGCTGAGTTGTTTGCTCTTCCTCTTTGGGGGTTAGTTTCCCACCACGCACCTGACTTACAACTAATCATTTCATCATCTGTTGCTGAGAACAAACTTATCAGAGCAGCCCTGCGAATCCCACCTGCTAGTACTGCGTCAGCAATATGACAAACCATATCGTGAACCTCAATTGGTCTTAATCTATCACCATCACTTTTAGCGTCGAGTATTCCTTCAAGTTTAATTAAACACTCTTTTAATGGTTGAGGACCGGGTGCTTTACCACCTGATGTAACAAGTCTTGCACCTTTTGGTCTGATATCACTGAAATCAAATTCAATCTTTGAACCACCGAAGAAGTATGACTTAACTAATACTTTAACAGCGTCAGCCCATCCTTCGATTGAATCTGCAACCAACCATCTTCTTGTTCTCTCATTTGGTTTTCTAATCTCAGGTAATTCTTCTACGTGGTGTTTCTGAACCGAATAACCCACACCTGTTCCTCCTAACAAAAGGAACATAATCTCTGAAAATACTCTCCAATCATCAACCGGTGCATAAGCACAGTTGTAAATTCTATTTGGGGAAATCTCAATTGGTTTACCTGCAAACTGCATTGACCTCATAGATGGTAACACTTGCTTATTATAGACGAACTGATAGTTGTCTCTTATCTCTTGTTCTAAATGGGGATACGATTTAATATGCATCTCCATATTCCTGGTTACTAATTCGAACCAAGTTTCTCTTCTCTTCAACTCGGGAATATACTTTGCGTATTTCATATACACTGTAATTTCCGATAAAATTCTGTTTGAAATTTCCATTTTTAGTGCTTTTAGTTTTTTATAAAAAATCGGTGATTTTATTATTAAATATAAGGTCGCCGATAAAGCGACCCTATTTTCTAATAAAAAATAATAAGTTTTTTTGAGAAAAACAATATATTTAGTTTGTTGTATTTGTTTCTCTTTGTTTTCTTTTTTCTAACAGTTCTCTAACCCTGTCTCTTTTCTTTTCTTCTTGTTGTTCTTCAAATCCGAGGAATGTTACAGAGGACTCAATATCTATCTCAAGTAATTCATTATTAAATTTACAGTTCTCAAAAACAACACCATCTTTACCTAACCTTGATTTCGTGATTGCGATTGTTGCTAAGTTAAGTTCTTTTTGTTGAAGGGTTTTAGCGATTGATATAATTACGTGTCCAACTTGAGCTTTCTTAATTGAACCTCCCATTTGGTCTGTGGTCACAACCTCAGATGAGATTGAACTTCTATTACCTTGAGTCGCTGTCCATCCAACCAAATTAAGTTCGTGACACATAGCCTCAAATCCTCTCATTACAGAGCCTTCCGCCTTCCACTCATCTTTACTTGATGACTCCGGGGTTACACAATCAATATAATCTAACATAATCAAATCAATTTTTGTTCCGTCCGCAATCATCTTTCTAACCATATTCTTAATGTTAGACATATTGTAAGTATCTGAAGCCAACTTAACAAGTTTCAATTCATTAGTCATTTTTTGTTTAACCTCTTCAACTTTAGAGATAACTTCATCCTTATGTTTGTTTAAGTCATCAGGTGGAATACCTGTCCATAAGGTGAAGTGTTTTCTCTGAACAATCTTTGGGTTATCCTCAAAAAATATTTGTAAGACATTATACCCAAGATTGAAGGCTGTATTTGCAATCTTTGTGAGGATGGTTGTCTTACCAACACCGGTTGGTGCAAGTATAACTCCAATCTCACCCTTCGCCAGTCCTCCTTTTAATAACTTATCAATTCCGGGTATTCCCATAGGTATTGGGTGTCTGAAATCTTCATTCAGAACTTCATCTAACCCGGAAAAGATATCAGTTATCCCATTGTCCGTTTGTCCAACTTGTAATGCGTCTCTTACTAAACCCTCAACCTTATCATAAGATTCAAAATCCCCCTCGGAAATAATCTTTTGGGCTTTTTCCATTACCTTCTGTAACTCTTGTTGTTTACAGAATTTCAATGCTTTTTCTTGGACAAACATACTACCTTCGAAAGGTGCATCTTTTATTTGTTTCAGAGTGTCCAAAACAATCTTGGAAACGAACTCTTGGGTAATTTCTGACTTAATCAATTGTTCCAAAGTATCAAAAGATGGTGCTGATTCGTACTTCTTATAATACTCTTTGATTAACTGAACTATAATCTTAAAATACTTGTTATCAAAATAAGTGGGGTCTAAAACATCCATTATGGAATTTGAAAAACTCTTATCAACGATTAATTGGTTAATAAGTTGTACCTGAAATGTGTTCCCTAAATAATCAAAATTTTTCTTCATAATGTTGGTTCCCCTTTTAATGATAAATATCTTTTAGACCGTACGATAATCCAAATATTCGTAACTTAATCTGTAATCTGAAAAGATGTCAGTAAGTTCTCTGAGGATTTCTTTCAAGAATGGTCTTACATCCACCGTATAACGAACTTTTGGTGGAAACATTTTTCCGTCAAAAATTCTATGACAAATTGTCTGTTCGCCATTTTTCACAAAGATATTAAAATACTCCGGTTCATCAGTGAATGAAGTTTCCATAACCTTTGGGTCGTGTATAATCGCATCTTTGTTGTCAATCATATAACTTACCGTTTTCATTTTCAAATGATACGACAATGTGTCTTTGATTGCCTTTACATACTCATAAAGGTCGATTGACTTTCCTGCCTTTGGGTTGAACCCTCTAACATTAAAAAACCTTTGAACGATAATGTTGTCATTCAGGGTGAGTAGAAACTCAAGTTTTGTGCTGTCTTGTTGCTCTTTCATTTTATTTTATTTTTGGTTAATTCTTTTTTCTTTTCTTGCGAGTTTAAGGAATGGTTTGAGGAAATATACCCAAGCATTGTCATCTTTTGGGAGATACTTAAATAATCCATCCTCCATCATCATCTTCATAAGATTTTTATATCCTCTGTCCGTTGGGTCTATGGTATCTTTGTAAACCTGTTCTACCTCGGTTTTTGCTTCTTCAGTAATGAGTGGGTTTCCTAAATCTACAATCTTTAGATTAGTATTATAAAACTGTTCTCCAAGTATACCATTTTTTGATGTCCCAGTCAAAATTTTCTCTATAATTTTTGGAACTTTCTTTTCTTGCTGTAGAATTCTAGCATTATCCAAGATTTCATTTATACTGCAGGATTTTGTCAACATCTGTGGGAATAACTTGACTAGTGTTTTTTCACCTAACCCATCAATACCACATATGTTGTCTGACTTATCGCCAACAAAGACCTTTGTAACTAATACGTTTTGATGTGGAATATCTACTTTGTTGATTTGTATCTTGTCACCAAATTTATAGTGTTCTTTCTTGATTGGGGAGTAAATTTGGACATTCGGTGATATTAGCTGTGTCAAGTCCTTATCGGCCGAGAAGATGGTTATATTCTCATCTAACGCAATTTTACAGTAGTACGCTATCAAATCATCAGATTCATTATGTGGAGCCTCGACTTGTCTGACAAAAACTTCTTCCAAATACTGTTTCACTCTTTGTCTTTGATGGAGGTATGATTCGTACTGCTCTTCAGTCATTTCATTCCTCCTTTGCATCTTGTAATTTGGATAAATTTCTTTTCTAAGAGATGTATTTGATTCGCTGTCCCAAAATACAATTACCTTATCGTAATTATGTTCGTCTAAAAATTTTCTAATTGTATTAATGAAATGAAAAATTCCTCCGATGTGTTCGTTGTTTGAAAAATAGTCTTTGACTCCGTGGTATCCAATGAGATAAAGGTTATTTCCGTCAATGAGTAGTGTCTTCACACAGAAAGGTTGAATAGTGAAAAATATTGTTACAAACGAAATATAAACTAATAAATTGTGGATGTCAATTAGTTAGGACTTACTTCTGATAATTAATTCCCCGAGAACTTCGATTTTACCAACTAACTTCTGAAATTCAGTTTGTGATATTTCAACATTTTTACCTAATCCACAAACTTCTTTCATAAATCCTGATAGTTGTTTTTTCGCCTCTGATAAATCGAATTTACCCTCATACGCATTTTTATAATATGGTAGTTTAACAATGAAGTGATGATATGTTAACATAGCCGAACCACCTTTCTGTTTTGCATTTTCAGCAATTTTTTTTGCCCCGGCATGTCTTTTTTCCGCAAATTCTTCAAACGCAGATTTTTTTTCTGCAACTTCCTTAATAGTTTTTCTTATCAATTGGTCTGTAATTGTTTTCATAATCTTTTATTATAAATACATCATCGACGTTCTTTTGTTATTTCTTTTAATTCTTTAATGAACTCATCTCTTTGTCCTATAAGATATTTTTCCCTTTCTATTAGTCTTTCTCTTTCGTCGTCAGTTAGTTTTAATATTAGTTGTTCTTTTTCTTTTATCATCATTTTATACTCATTCATTTGTGAGGTGAAGAGTGTGTTTTGATAATACATTATTCCGACAAGGATAATAATTGTGAATGATTGCTCTTTTAACTTACTCAAAAAAGTATCGGCAAATCCACCGGTAGATTCTTCTTTTTTCATAGTATTGGATTTACAATAAATATCCAATAAAAAACCCCACTTAAATGTGGGGTCAAAAATTATTCCGTAATTTCAGGTTCATCACTCTCTTCAAGTGATATTTCACCATCACCGGACAGTATCGCGTTCCAATACTGTGAGAAATCTTTTTTATATTTTTCGAGGGCTTCTTTATCATCTGCAATATACCCTTGTGGTACTGCTATAATCTTACCATCCTTGTAACCAAGACCATTTACGTGATTCTTAAGAATAGAAACTTTTGTTCTGATTGCATAAGACACAGTTCTTCCGTTCTTAGTGGCTGTGATGTGATTAATACCGGCGTTCTTCTGATTACCGAATAAAAATACCAAAGAAGATGCTAACCACAAAGCCTCACCACCTTTCGCTTTAATGGTTGGTTGTCCGAACGGATTATCCGGTAACTCAACCCAAGGCTGATTGATTACAACCATCGTGTTATAGTAGGGGTAATCTTCTTTTTTGGATTTTGTTATTCTCGAATGAATCCCCATTCCAATTTTGTCTGCAAGTGTGGAGGCATTATGTTGTTTACCCCCCTTCCCGTCAAAGGTCATTTTACAAGGGATGCTACCAATGGAATCCCAACAAATACATAAGTTATAAGGAACATCACCCTTTTCTTGAGCATCTAATAACTCATTGATAAAATCTGTTGCTTGTTCAATGTAGTCGAAAGAATCATTAAAGATAAAATCACCATCCCATTCACCATCTTCGTTTTTAGATGCTTGGAGTCCGAGTTCGACTGCGTGTTCCCAACTCCATTTACGTTCAGTAATGATGAACACAGGAAGATGTCCTTTTTTTTGAGCATCGGCTGCAGCAAGAATCATAGCTGTTGTTTTACTACTATTGGTATGTCCCAAAAACATATTAATACCCCCCATTACAGGTCCGGGTAGTCCACAAGCATTATGGAAAGCTTCACCACAATTGTAGTAATTAGTTTCCTTATATTTTGTTTTGGTTGAGAATTTGTTTTTTATGTCTCCAATTCCACCAATATTTTTTTTCTTAATCCCTGCCATAGTTTGTTGTTTTAATCTTCATTAGTGTCTTCATAATCATCTTCTGCATCATCCCAATCTACTGAGTCAGTAAATTCGTTAGTACTTTCCGGAGCGATAGCGTCTAGTATCGAATCAAGTTTTTTAATCATTGTATCGAATGAAACACTAACCCTACCAAGTTTATACAGAATTTCATTTACTGTCTGTTCGGTAACGATACTTTCAAGTTCAGATTGTGGGTTATCCCAAATAACCAAATCTCTTAGTTCATCAAATTGTTGCTCAGTTAAAGTTGCATAAGGTGGTATTACTTCACTCATCTTAGCAACTGCTTTCTTTTTTGCTTTTTTAGCCATATTATAAAATTTTATTTTGTTAGAAAAATAAGGGTGGAGTTTTTCCTCCACCCCATTTGTTATTAGATTAGAATGGTAATTCTGAATCCGGGTCTGAATCTGCTTGTGGGTCAACAATAGTTTTCGATTTTACACCACCACCCAAACTGATAGTAGCTTCTTCGTCATCACCATAAACATATCCACCTTTTTCTGAATCCCACTTTGGAGTTTTTCCTTGTGCAATTGCTTCCAAATACTCAACCGGTTTTTTTGAATAAACATCTAACCAAGTAAGGTCATCGGACAACCATTCTTTCATTTGGTCTTTATCAGCTGATAGCGGTTGAACATCATCATACATAATTGTAGATACCGATGTATACTCTTTACCTTTTCCGGTTTTAGATTTGGTTAACTCGATAATCAAATCACGTCCTTTTTCAGGGTCGGTGATATCACCTTTGTTTCTCCAAATAGGAATGATTTTATCAAGGATTCCGTCATTCTTATAGTTGTGCTTGAATCTCCAAAACTTTGGTCCGTCTTGCTCGTTATCACGGTCGATAACTTTTACGATGTAAAACTTACGGGATTTGTACTGTTTTGCAAGTTCTTTGTCTGACTCTTTACCGGTAGACATAAGTTCTTCATAAACTTCATTAAGTG